CAAGTGAACAGAGGACTGAGAAACCGCAACCTAATAATGTAGTACAGCGTGTGAACGCTATGTAAGCAATTAACACTAAATACAAGAAAATAGGTTAACGACTCGGTATTATGTACCTGCCCCATGAGGGATTGAGGAGGTTGTCCTTCTTTTTTAGGAGAACTTTATGGCAGACGAAGTCATAAGACAGAACATAGTCGAAGATAGCGGATTGAGAACATACGAGATAGATGGTATGCGCGTCACTATGCCCAGCGAATGGGACGATGATAAGAAACAAGCATGGTTAGAGAAAGCTCGTACAGATATGCATCTTCGCAGAAATTTAAAAATGATAAGAAAAGACGGAAGTCAAGCATTGCTTGGTAGAGCATATAGGTTACAAGGCGATGAGTGATTTAGAAAATATCATTGGAGTATTAGACGACACAATGGACACAATGAATAAAAGTGATGTTTTGAGGAATAATCTTGTTCAGCAACAGATAGAAATTGAACAACAGATATCTGTGCTAGAAGGACAACTTCAAAGACAAAAAGAATACCTTGCCAAAATAGAAGGCGGTATAGATGTATTAGATGAACTGAAAAAATGATTTGGGTAGTAGACGACTTCTATCCTAATCCAGACGAGATTCGTAAAAGGGCTTTAATGCTCAAATATGTTAGAGGTCGCGTCAAGAAAGAAAAAGGAGTTCAATTACTACACCCTGGTCATAGAGCCAATCAGAAAAGACATTTCTGGTGGGAGAACAGAATATATCTTCGCAATCGTTGGAAAGATATAGTAGGAAAACAAATGTTAGATATGGAGAGTATGAAATGTAATGGCTCTTTTAATTTAGGATTTGCAGAAAAACAAAATACATTTAGTTGGATTCATTCAGATGAGGGTAAGTGGGAAGATGGTAAGCGTATGTACGCTTGTGTGATTTATTTAACACCTAACCCGCCGCCTAATACTGGAACGCTTTTATTTGAACACAATGGTAGTGTCTATGATAAGTTGCAAAGCAAAGATAAGACATTCAAACACCCCCATTTTTATGGAGAATATACTCCTCATAAAGATTGGAAAGTTCATTGTCAAGTAGAAAATAGATACAACCGACTTATCATGTATGATGCTCGTATGCTTCACGCTCCTACTAATGCTGGCTTTGGAGATACCAAAGAAACTGCTAGATTAACACAAATAGGATTTTGGTATGGAGAAGATAAAGTACAAATTTAATGAAGATGCAGTTCTAGAGTTTCTAAAGAGCTACATTGACAAGACTTACGCTGCGCATTATGCTACAGGTAAAATTCAGGCAACTGAGTTTATATTTGATAATGAGCATGGCGAAGGTTTCTGTATAGGGAATATTATGAAGTATGCCCAAAGATACGGAAAGAAAGAAGGGCATAACCCAGCAGACTTATTAAAAATCATACACTATGCTATTATGTTATATGGAAAGAAACATACAAAAGTAATAGATGGAGAAGATTATGGCACTTAGTAGAGGAGTAAAAGCAAAATCCCACGAAAAATTAGACGGAGCTAATGTACAACGAGTAATTGATGCGCTTGGCGGTGAAACACCAATCACCAAGAAAGAAGCTTGCGAAATGCTGAATATCAGGTATAACACGACCAGACTTCAGAGAATCATTGATGAGCATACTGAGGTTTGGGAATACAAAGAAAAGCGTAAGAGCCAGAATCGAGGTAAAGGCGCTACCCGTGATGAGATAAAATCAGTTATTGAGTACTATTTAGACGGAGATAATGTCTCCGAGATAGCCACTAGATTATATCGTTCTAATGCATTTGTGAAAGCTATTATTGATAGGGTTGGTATACCTCAAAAGTTACCAAGTAACTACGATAGATATAGAGATACCATGCTTCCAGAACAATGTGTCGCTGAAGAGTTTCGAGATGGAGAAAAAGTTTGGTCTGCGAGAGACAACAGTATTGCTTTGATTAAAAGAGAGCAAACACTTGAACATCAAGCAGCTATGCCAGGCTTGGGTAGTACTGATTATGAGGCAAAATATGGAGCAAAAGGATATCAACTATATGTGTTGACGCCTTGCGATACTTCAAATACTTTGTTTCCTTGGTTAGACGGCAGTAAATTGGGGTATCACTCATTTGCACTTGCGTACGACTTAGGAAGTTTAAGGCATTTGGAGCAATATGGAGTCAACATATAATATAATCTTTGCTGTATGGTTAACCACATGGATAATGGTACAATGGAGAGTGTTCGTACCTAGTATGGTAATACTTGGAAAAATGGATAACAGCAACCCATCTTATAGATGGTGGCCTGCTGCGTGGGTAATATTTGGTATTGGAAGTTTTATGACAGTACCAGTTATGTTATTACCTTGCTTGAACGATAACTATAGAGACATATTTGTTAAAGGATATGTAAACAATTTATTAAAAATAGAATTATGAGAACAAAAATTTTAACAGCTCTACATAAAAAATATGAGGGCGTAATAGCAGAAGCTGAAGCAAACATTGAAGTTTATCTCAAAAATCCAGCAGGTATTGGGGAACACCCTGATATCATTGGTGCAGTAGATATGCAACTTCAATTAGTAGCAGAGGCTAAGGAGAAGTTAGAACTTCTTAGTGAATTTAAATAATGAACCACACAATCTCAGAGTGTAATAAAAAGTTAGTTGTATTACTAGATAAATTAAATAATTTAAGTGAAAGCGACCCAATGTATAGACATAAGGTTGCAGATGCTAAAATGTTAGCACAGGAGTTAAGCCGTGAACGAGAGTTTCTGGGTAGAGATTGATACTTTAAAAGTAGGTATTCTTAGAAATCCCTATGAGAGAATTATACATCTATATAAAGAGAGCTGGGACTGGGTTGGCTTAGAAAAGTGGATAGAAAAAACCACTATCACTCCACAATCCGAACTATCTAAAGAATGCGACGTTGTCGTATGCTTAGAATCATGGGAAGATGATTTCAAATCGTTAGGAATTACCCCTGACAAAAATAGCATGAATAAGCTATGCAAACATTATTCAGAGGACTATAGACGCTGGTACAGTCAAAACTTAAAGACGCTAGTAAGACCAATAGTACTTCAAGACCTAACGACCTTTGGTTATAGGTTTTAAAAAATAGTTCTTGACTGCGCTCTTGTTTCCATATATAATATACTTATAAATTGGAAAAAGGAATGGCATGGGCGATAGATTTTATCAACAGATGAGAGACGCAACGGGTTGGTGCCCGGGCATGCCAGAACATTTAAAAAATAAACGGAGACGAAGAATGGCTTGGACAGACGAAGCAAAAGCTCAGGCAGTAGAGATGTATACTGCAGAAGAACCAACTCCAGAAAACAGCATGGAGATTGTCAAAGAAATAGCTGCCGAATTAAGCGAGAGCCCAAATGGTGTCAGAATGATTTTGACAAGAGCTGGTGTTTATGTAAAGAAAACTCCTGCAACTAAATCCACTTCAAGTGGAGGCGGTACTGGCGGTGGCAGAGTATCTGTCGCAGATGCCCAACAAGCGGTTACAGATGCGATATCTGACGCTGGTATGGAAGCAGACGCTGCTATTATAAGTAAGTTAACAGGTAAGGCTGCTAACTACTTTGCAGAAGTAATTACTAAACTTAACGGGTAGTATCTTAAATTAACAGTCAGTAGCTTCGGTTACTGACTGTATTTTTGTACCTTAAAAAACCACCTCACAGATTTAACCATAGGGTTCTTGGTAGAATACAATTTTAACCTAAAAGGAACTCATGAAGAAAGATGATTTTATTAAGCAGGTCGACAAGTGCGGCGATGCAATAATCACTTACCGAAGCCAGAACAGTCGTAGACTAAAGTATAACGTCTGTACCCTTGACTTCGATAACAAATATATACAGTCTAAAAGAAATAGGGCAAAACCTAATAGTAATCAAGTGTTATTATTTTGCTGGGATACGGACTCATACAGACTCTTAACGCCCGCAAATGTAACTTCTATAGTTCCTTTATCAGCGATACTAAAGAATGATAGAACTACATGAAGCACCAGCACTCTATGAGAAGTTAGTCCACTATAATGAAGCAAGACACGAAAAGATTTATCTAACTGTCAACACTTTCAGAGATGTGGAGTATATCTCATTGAGAAAATATTTTCAAGACTTTGACGAAGAATGGAAACCTAGCAAGGAAGGGATAACTATGCCTCTAGATTTTGAAAACTCTAAGTTGTTATTTGATGGATTAGTGGAGATTCTCTCCATTAGTGAAGTAAAGGATATACTAGAAACACATTTCAAAGAGAAGCTAGATGAAATCTACCAATAGAGCAGTTCACTTTTATGGTGATAGC